TAATTTTAAAATGAAGGGAACATTAAAAGGATTAAAATCAGCACTTGGAGATGCTGGCATAAATTTAGAAAAACTCACACAATTGTATCAAGTGTATTCAAAATATACTTGGACAGATGTCTTTTATATTTTAAATCCTCAAACTGAATTTGAATTGTCTAAAGTAAGTTTGCCAATAAATTCTGATAATTTTAAAGTACATCTTAGAGAAGGTTCTGGAGAATTCATAGAACAACCTTTAAGTTATATCAGCATTGAAACATTTAATTTTTTAAGTATTTTAACATGGACTGGGCCAAGTCTCAAAAACACAGACACAATAAAAATATTGTACCAAATAAAACAAATTAATGATCCTGTTGAGCAAACTATAGAAAACTATTTGAGATATTTATCTCTAGCAGACTTCAGGGATGATTTAAATGTTACCTATCCTCCTAAAAATTGGAATGCAAAAGTTATAGCAGAAGATGATGTTTTCTTAAATGAAGTTATTCCAAATAAAAATCCTTTTAACGAACCAATAGTTTTTGGTCAAATTAGAACTGATTTTGCTTATTCTGAAAACATTTATAACATGGATGAATACAATGGTTCGTTACGAGATAGTAATAATCCATGTGATATAGATAAAAATTTTATTGACACCTGTAGTGGATTTATTACAACATTGTTCAATTGTGATTTAACTATTGAAGATTTAAATCCAGAAAGAATTAATGAAGCTCTTCAAGTAATAAAAGAAAACAAACCTTTTCATGCAATATTACATTCGTTAAATTATTCTGGATTATTAAATGAATACATTCTTCCTCCAGAAGAAAACATTGAAATATTAATAAGTTATTTTGGAACAGAAAATCTTTTAGCTAATTATCCACAAACACTTTTCAACAGAGATATGTTTTTAGGATTAACAACAAGACAAGTGACTAGATCAGTACTTGCTTCACAAATTAATTTAGGAACTGATTCAGTTATAGGCTTTAATCAAAAAATTGTTCTTTATTCTCCCTTGATTAATTTTGCAAATTTGACTGTTACCAATAGACCAAATACATATTTAGAAATTTTATCACCTTCTCCAAATCAAGGAGTTTATACTGTATTAAATCCAGAAAAGAATTACATTGAGATTTACGAACAAGCTTTATTAACACAACCAATAAATCAATCTCAATTTGCATATAGATTAAGTAATGCAATTTATTCTGGCACAGACATAAATGTCACACAAAGAAATATTTTCATATTCTCTGATGTTTTCTTGAAAAATTATATATTAGATAACAATGTTGAATCAGAAGAAACAAACCCATTAAATCCTTGGAAAATAAAATATTATACATCTTATCCAAGTACTTATAATGTTTATATTATAAGTGCAATTAATCCTGATGGAAGTGTTGTGCTGAAAGATGATAATACATTGCCCCCACTTACACAATCATTAAGTATAAACAATATTAACTACGAACTATTAAATTCAAACAATGATTCGATTTACACTTCATTTGATGGAAATCTATTTTGTTTTAACAATGGAATAGTAACAGTTAACGATGGGAATTTTGGGGATGCTAAAGAAAGATTGAAAATTGGAAATTACTTTTATTATTCTTTATTAAATGAACAATATCAAATTGTAGAATATGGTTTTGAAGAAAATGTATTTGTGGTTTGTTCTTGGAATAATGGAAATGTTACAGGTCAATCTGGCAAAGTATTAAATAGAATTGTAGAAGAAACAACTGGTAATTTAAGTTATAAAGGCATGGTAATTGAGAAGCCTACCAGTATGTTAGAAATTGAAAATCCCAATTCTGTGGATGCTGTTGAAAACAATCAATTCAAAGAAAACTTTATATTGGTAATCGATGATAATTTATATAAAATAGAAGATTATTATTCAGAAGGAGCTACAGATTATTTGATATTGGGTGGATTAAAACTAGATTTAACAACACAATTAGCTGGTGGAACATCTCTTTCTGTCAACTCAATTCAATTGACAAAAAATGAGTATGCATTTCAGAATAATAAATATAAAAAAGTTGTAAATGAATCTTTTCAAGCAAATCACACTAATAAAATTACCAATGTTACATTAGAAAATACTCCTGTTGTAGCAGGAAGCGTAAATGGTAGAATATATTACAGGCAATCAATCATTCAAACTTTTTCAATAAGTCCTTCTGGAATTTTTAAATTTAACGATGTTAATACAAATTATTCTAGGGTAATATCTGGAGAAATTGTATTTTCCACAGGCCAAATTTTATTTTCTTGGAGCAGCATACCTACAAATTATTTTTTTGAAATTGACTATGAATACAGCACACAAGAAAATTCTACTGTTTGTTCCGTAGATAAAACTGGTTTTGATGAAATAACTGGTGTTGATGAAAATAATATGGTGCTAAACATTTGTAATTCAAGTTCATTTGCATTCGGAGCAAATTTTATTTCTTCTTTGGAAAAACAAGGGGAAAATAGCAAGATCAATGATATTATAAAGCAAGAAGAAAATATTGGTTTTAAAATAGAAACAGTTGATGGCCAAACATTTGAAGGAAATTTAACATGAGCGAAATTAATTCTAACATTCAATCAATAGGCTATGGAGAAATTACCATCGAAGATAAGAATGGTAATAAAACAATAAAGCCTTTCAAAAATGCCATTTTAAAAACTGGCAGGGAAGCAATCATTAAGGCCTTAACTCATACCCTACAAGCTTGTTCTAATACAAGTGGACAGTTTGAGTATGCTTTTCCTTTTTTCGTAAAAAACATGCTTTTTGGAAACGGTGGTGAAGTTGGCGGTGTTCCAAGAGCAGTAAATGCAAATCAAAATGGCATGTACGGAATTACAGTAGCAACAAAACAAGTTAATTCTTTGATAAATCCAAATAATTCAAGCCAAGCAATTTTTACAGCAGTACTAGGCTTTAATGATGGCAATGGATATTCAATTAGTGAAATTGGGCTGCAAATGGGAAGTAATGATTTGTATTCGTTATCAACTTTTAGTGGAATAGCAAAAACAAGTCAAATTCAAATTACATTCAGTTGGAATATCAATATTTTGTAATTTATTTAAGCAAAAGTAATAAATAAAATATGCCAAATATTAATTTATTCCCGATACCGACATTTACTGGTATTGAACCATACCACTTTCTTTATGACAATCTTCCAATTTCAACTATTGCAATTCGTGAAGATGTAATTAGTGATGCAGTTGACAGAAATACCGAAATTTTAAATTTTTCTGCTGGTAGTAGATTAGACTTAACAGCTAGATTAAATCAAAGTTTAACAGCTAATGGAAATTTAATTGCATCTGAAGTTGACAATACACTTCATAATATTGGACACCATACAGATGGAAGTTACAATAGTATTGATTATGTAAGAATGGAATTGTCCGAAAGACAAAAATTAAACTTAATCCAAAATGAAGCAAATAAATTAACAATAGAGTTTGAAAGCATTAGCAATGCTGTTTATTTTCCAAATGGAAATATAAAATTTAATAATAGCAACTCGTTAGAATGGATAGTTACAAGTCCAAATAATATTACAGCAGAACTGAAGTTCCCTATAGAAGCTGCACATCAACATTACTACGCAGTTACTCCAACATCAACATATTTAGTACCCGATTATAGAAACTATACTACTGGATTATCAAAGCCAATAATAGAAAATTCACTAAGAGTTTTCATAAATGGTGTTCAAATTTATAGTGATATTGAAAATTACAGGCCTTCTTATGAACCAAATACTACTAACACATGGGTATCTAACAAATTTACTGTTAATGTAGATTTAATTGGTTTTTATTTGGAATATGCATTATCACCTTATGATGTAATCAAAATTGATTTTGATGTTTCATTAATTCCATAAATTATATTGATTTATCATTGCCAATCAATTATAATAATAAATTAAAAGGAGTTATTATGATTAATTGGCCAAAAAAATTAGATGTTTGTATTTCAGTAGTTTCTTTAGATGGCAATCAAAATAGCATCAAAGAAACATTGTTCCACCACAAAGATATTTTTGCAGAATACGACAAACAAATAATTACCAATACGGAAATCGATTGTGATTATAAACTTACAGTTGTACAAAGCAAAGAAAAATTTGTGTTGTTTGACAAAGCAATTACCCAAAGTACTAAAGATTGGTGTTTCATAGTACTAAGTGGATTGCATTTGCCAAAATCAATTATAAGAAAATTTTCAGATTTTGTTAAATCTGAAAAAGATATAATCTTTCCTGTTAAAAACAGATTATGGGATTTTTTAAAAAACCCAATTGAATGTTTACTTATAAATAAAAATTTTTACAACGAAATTGGATTTTTCGGCAAAGAAAATCCTGAAGATGTTATTAAACTATTATGGGCAAATGGTGCAATTAAACTTGGTGGAACTTTTAAATCAATAGTAGGAGTTAAATTTTGACCGAATTAACAGTAACTGATCAAGCTGAAAATATTCTTAAAACAGTTGATCTTAAAGATAGGCATTCCTACTACCAACTAGGACATTTTGTGTTGGGAAAAGAACCAACAATTCAATCTAAGCTATGGCAATGTGTTAGAGAAATATCACCTAGATTAGAAACTTTAATAGCATTAGAAGAAGAAATCATACATTTTGATGAAAATTACGAAATACTTGAAGTAAAAATTAAAATTTTAGAAAGTAAGATTAAAAATTTAAATAAAAACATTAAAATTGAAAATAATCACCTTAAATCTAAAATTGTTGAAATAAAGAAAAAAAGATTAGAAAGAACAAACAATAAAAAAGATATAATAAAAGAAAAACTACTTAAAAAGAAAAGAATGATTGAAGAAGAGCTAATTTTCTTTGTTAAAAACTTTTCTGAATTAGAAAAAATAGAAAAAATTAAAAATTGGGATGATTTTAATCTTCAAAACGAACTTTGGTCTGCAAAATTAGGATCAGAAATTAATTTGAGATTGTTATTAAACCTACCAACTGATTTAGAACTTTGCAAAACTGTTTTAGCTTTGCCAGATAACAATCAAATAAAACTTCAACTTGTAAATTCATTAAAAAACATACAAGACAAGCTTGTGCAAGTTAACAAAGAAAACACAAAAACCAATTAAATTAAATAGAGTTTAAATATAAATATATTATGTCGTTACAAAAAATATCATCATATGATCCCTATTACCAAACAGGATATTTGTCTGACTTCCCTTTAAATATTGATTCGTATCAAACATTATTTGAAGCTAGAAATTTAGCTGAAGGAAAATTGAAAATTGGTATAGGCATGGGTTCTAAAAAAATCACAATTGAAGATGCCACTAATTTTCCATCTCAAGGAATTTTAAAAATAGGATCTTTAAAATCAAAAGATGGAATAAGTGAGTTTGTTTATTATTTTAAAAAAACAGACAATACATTTATGGATCTTGTTAGAGGATTTCAAAACAGTAGAATTTTACAATGGCCAAAAGACACACCAGTTTATTCAGGGGTTTTTGCAGAACATCATAATTCCATCAAAGATGCTGTATTAAACATTGAAAATAAATTAGGTAAAAAATCAGAACCATTAGAGCAATCTTTAAATGGCATTTTGAATGCATTAGAAACAATTATTTTAAATCCAAAACCAATATTTAGAGCACATCCTATATCTGGCTCCCCTCCATTTAAAGTTAATTTTAAAAATTACACACTTGGTAAAGGCAATAAATATTTTTGGGATTTTGGAGATACTTCCACTTCTTCAGAAGAAAACCCTATTCATACTTATAGAGAAGAAGGCTTATTTACTGTTCAATTAAATGTTATTAATAGTTTAGGTGGACAAGGAATTATCACAAAAGCAAATTATATAAATTCAAACATTGAACAAAAAGCTCCTTTCTTTTATGTTATTCCTAGAGTTGGTGGCATTTCAAAATCAACTGCCCAAAAATTAAGTATTACTCCAACTACCTTTACTTTTGTTGATCAAACTGATTTAAATATAGTAAACAGATTCTTTTCATTTGGTGATGGTGTAACTGAAAATTATATAGATCCAAACATCCATGTTGTAACTCATCAATATCAAGAACCTGGTACATATCAACCTTATCTTTTAGATACTCTAGAATCACAAAATGTGAAAAGTGTTTATCTCCAACAAGAATTAATTGTGAGTTAAAATGACATTACCAAAAATTACATATCCAGATATAATTGATACAGACACAAATACTTATGTTGTTAAAGACTCGTTAGTAACAAGCTTAGCTAAAGACTACAATGTTGGGGATACAACAATAGTTTCAAATGCTTCTGCAACAGAAATGGCTATGTTTCCATCAAGTGGCATTATAACGCTAACAGATCAATGTACAGAAATTGATGAAAGAGCTATTAGTTTTTTTTACAATTCAAAAGATAATGTCACTAGCACTTTCAACAACATTGAAATACTAGAAGGCTTTCCAAATGTTTCTAAAAAATCAAAAATAACAAAACTAACAATGAATGTTGTAGCACAACATCACAATGCTATCAAAGATTCAATTATAAATATTGAAAAATTTTCTGGCATTTATGGAGATGTTGGATTAATTCCAAAAGTAGGATCTTTAGAAGAAAGAATAAATTACTTAAGAAGTGTTGCATTGAAACCAAAAGCTTGGATATCAGCAAATAAAAAAATAGGAATTGTACCATTTACTGTTAATTTTACAGATTTAAGCTTTAGAGTAGCAACAGATAATGCTAATAACCCCATAACAACAACTTGGGATTTTGGCGATGGAGATATAAAAACATTCAATTATAAAAATGATTCAGACGAAACATCAAATGCAAATCAAATAATTACAAAAACTTACGAAATAGCTGGTGTTTATACTATAAATTATACAATAAAAAATAAATTTGGTACTGATTCTTTAATTTTTGAAGATTTAATTGATGCAAGATTTCCAGCACCAGATGTTGCAGAAATACATATTGATGCACAACCATATCAGTCCACTACAGGATTAACCGTTAGAGCACCTACAAACAGTTTAATTTATTTTCGCATTCCAACTGGAATAAATCCTTCTACTGGAAGAACCTATGGTGGAGAAGAAGTAGATCAATCTGGAAATGCAATTGATCCTATTGAATTTTATAACTGGAATTTTTCTGATGATTTAACACATGGAAACGATGTTGTCACTACTGGTTTGTATGATACAGGAGGCATTTTTGATATCATATTACGATGTGATACATTATCAAATTCTTTTAGAATTACAACTGTTAATGATGCAATTGATATTATAGAAAACAAAAATATTTGGATGTGGCTTTATAAATTGTTATTATATGACAATCAATCTACATCTGAAGTACAAGTAACCGAATTTGGTTTAATTTCAGAAACATTCAAAACACCACAAACACCAATATTAAATCTAGGAACAGATAATTCTTTTCTAAATGGAACAGCAAATGAAGATATTCAAAAATATGAATTTGCAAGAAATGTAGGTTTTTGTCCAGCTACCTATCAAACTAGTGGATTTTCAGGAAATTCTTATTTGTTTTGGGCTAGTGGAAGAACAAACATAGAACCCCGAACAGTTGAAGAAATAAATGTTAATATATTTAATGGATTTGAAAAAACATATAGTACCCAAACTAGTTTTTTAAGACCATACAACTGGACTTTTCTAAATACTGGTTCGTTTGCTTATTTTATGTTTGGATTACCTAGTACAGCAACTGTTCCTTTTTCATCTCCAACGAATTTAAATTTACAAGTTTTTAATTTAATAACTCAATCTGTTTCAAATACAACATTTAATAGTTCAAATTTTCAAGGAACAGCATTAGATTTAACAGTTAATCCAAGTAGTTTTAATCCTTCAACAGGTGAAAATTTAACTGGTGATTTTTCTATTTACAGAACAACATGGAAAAACAATGCAGGATATATACTGAGAAATATCATTAGCGGAACGAATTTAAGAATTTTTAGCTTTTATGGAACTATATCAACAGTAGGAAATGCTTTTAGTGGATTAAGAAAATTAACAGACATTGCTGGCTCAGTTAAGCTTGAAGGTGATTTAGTAAATATGAGCAATGGACTATTTTTCTTTAATAATTCTGGAGCTATATCAGTTTTTGATGATATTGGAAGTGTTTGGTATACTGCTGGTACAGGTAACAACTCTGTTTCATTTGTTTCACTACAAGATAAAAGTGTAATTGGGTTTAATGATGAAAATAATACTTTATTGGCTTCATCTGATAGTGATCACTTAGCATATATATCTTATGATTACAGTCCTAAAACATTTATTAAATTTAATAACATAGATTTAACTTTTTCGTCTTTGCCAAATAGAACAAGATTAAAACAATGGTATATGGGTAATTATTAATAGAACTATTATAAATACATTATGGAAAAGGTGAAAATTTGGGTGAATTAAGCAATGAAAATCAAAATTTTATACCGCAACCTGTGTATCCTTACGGAATTGACACAGACTATACTCTATTTAAAGTAAAAAATACCACAGAATCATTTTTGGCATCAGATAATTTTGCATGGTCTGAAATAATTTACATTTTGCCGTATACAAACAAATATCTAACAGAAGATCCTTGGCCAACTAATGGTTTTGCTACAATTAACGGTGAATTATTATATTACAACAATATAGAAAAAGAATATGCAACTGGTAAA